ATGGGTTTGGCTCGTTACACTGAACAAGCTTTTGTTGGTGACGCTGGTAACGGAAACACCATCCGCAACGGTGAAATCGGTAACCTGTACGGTATGCCTGTGTTTGTGTCTAGCAATGCTGACTCAGCATCTGCAACAGCCGCTTATCCAACATCTGGTACTGCTATTGCTCGTGTATGTTTGATGGCACACCGTGACTCAATGGTGTTGGTTGAGCAAATGGCTATTCGCTCACAGACACAATACAAACAAGAGTATCTGGGTACGCTGTTCACTGCTGACACACTCTATGGTGTTGGCGAACTGCGTGACTACGCTGCTTTTGCTTTGGTTGTACCAAGCTAAGTTGCAGTTGCTCCCCCTGCCTGATGGTGGGGGGTCTTTTTTTAACCTGTAATTTGGAGAATTGATATGGCTGCTGCAACCGCTGTAACCTCAAAACGAGATAATGCCTCGTTTCGTGGTTTATTTAATGACACATGGTCTGTGTCCGCAACATTGGACTCTGCATCAGTAGCATCTGGTGCATCTGGTGCTGCTACTGACACAATTACCGTCCCCGGAGTTGCTTTGGGTGATGCTGTAATTGCAATGTCTATCGGTGTTTCAGAGGCTGGCGTTGTTCGCCGTGCTTATGTTTCTGCCGCAAACACTGTTACTGTTGCAACCGATAACTTAACTGGTTCTTCTGTAGATTTAGCATCTACCACCATTAAGTTAGTTATTGCTCGTTTCGTGTAAGTGAGAGGGGAGGGGCAACCCTCCCTTTTCTTTTGGAGTCTATATGGCAACTTTTAAATGTTTGGTTTCTGGCAATCTGGTGACTTTTGTTAATCAAGTAGATATTGATTCAATGAAAGGACATGATGGATATGTTAGAGTTGACATTGAAGAACCTGTAGAATACAAGAATACTGTAAGAACAGATACCGCATTTGCGCCTGTCATCCCAACATTTAAGAAGATGGGTAGACCCAGAAAGGTAGCAAATGTCTGAAGTTGATGCAAGAGACTTTGGTAAGTTAGAGGCTCAAGTAGAGTCACTACAAAAAGAAGTCCATACTTTAAGCATAGATGTTAAGCAACTTCTAGAACTTGCCAATAAGTCTAAAGGCGGTTTCTGGATGGGAATGACCATAGCCAGTGCTGTAGGTGGGTTTATCACCTTTGTCGCTGATAGGTTGTTCAAATGAAAGAGGGATTGCTTTCAGGACAGGTTTGTCCACTTCCTACTCAGGATGTAGCACTTAACCTCAAAAACCGAAATAATGCTTTCAAGAATTTTGGCTATGGTGCGCCAAACCCACTTGAACCCAATGAAGCGTTTTGGCTGAAGAAAGCCAAGATGTATAACGCACCTACTGATGTTGTCAAAACTATGCGCTGTGGCAACTGTGCGGCATTTATTCAGACTCCTAAGATGATGGAGTGCATCAAATCTGGTTTAGAAAAGAGCAAAAGCTCACCTAATGAGCTTGACTATGACCAACAGTTTATTGATGCCGCTGATTTAGGATTTTGCGAGTTATTTCACTTTACCTGTGCTGCCTTGCGTACTTGTGATGCTTGGAAATCAGGTGGTTCTATAAAGAAAGATTAATCATGGGAAATACTGCTGCTGAATTCGTTGGAATGTTGTTCTTGGCAAGGGAAATTGCCCACAGGATTCATCTAAAAACATCATCCTTTGCTGAACATAAGACTTTGAACGAGTTTTATGAGGGAATTATTCCTTTGGCAGATGACTTTACCCAACAATATCAAGGGAAATTTGATCTTAGATTAGATATTCCCTATGTGAATAACAAATACAAAGGCACGATTTCTCAAGTTTTGCGCCAGCAAATGGATTGGATTGAGGCAAACCGCCAACAAATTGTTCCTCGCACTGAGACAGCACTACATAACGTCATTGATGAAGTTGTGGGTCTGTATCAAAACACCTTGTATCAACTGACCTTAAAGTAAGGGAAAACCATGAGTACGTTCCAATTAGACCCTAATCAAGTAGCCTATGGTGTTGCTGCCATTGGCACAACCCAAGTTTTTTCAGTAACCAACTCAAGTGTTGCTTCTACGGCTTTTGGTGCTAATACCACTATGATTCGTATTGCTTGTTCTTTGGGACATAGCCATTACCAAATCGGTTCTGCTCCAACTGCAAATTTAACAACCTCACCTATGATTCCCAATAACTCAATTGAGATCATTAAGGTAACGCCGGGTCAAAAGATTGCATTTATTAAAGATGCAACTGTGACTTCATCAACTATTTCTGTAACGGAGTTGGTATGAAAACTAAAGCACAAAAGAAAATTAGCAAAGTTATGACCGAGTATGGCGCAGGAAAACTGCACTCAGGCTCTAAAAAGGGCAAGGTTGTTACTTCACAAAAACAAGCAGTTGCCATTGCTTTGTCTGAAGCTGGCATGAACAAGCCTAAGAAGAAGATGAAAAGTGGCTACTAAGCAGGGTTTGTATGCCAATATCCATGCAAAACAAGCAAGGATAAAGGCAGGATCAGGCGAAAAGATGAACAAGGTAGGTTCTAAGAATGCACCTACAGCCGCTGACTTCAAACTGGCGGCAAAGACTGCAAAGAAACCTAAAAAGGGGAAGTGATGAAAACTCCTACTTGGCAAACAAAAGCTGGACAAAATCCCAAAGGGGGGTTGAATGCCAAGGGAAGATCATCTTATAATGCAGAAATTGGTGGGAATCTGAAACCACCAGTAAAGTCTGGAGATAATCCCAGACGAGCTTCTTTTCTCGCCAGAATGGGCAACATGGATGGCGCAGAGTATAAGGATGGCAAACCCACAAGGTTGCTACTTTCTCTGCAAGCATGGGGCGCAACATCCAAGGCAGACGCAAAGGCAAAAGCTAAAGCGATTTCGTCAAGAAATAAAGGAAAGAAGTAATCTATGGCTTTACCTACCTATCTATCTCTTGTAAACGATGTATTGATTCGTTTGCGTGAACCAACTGTTTCTACTGTTACTCAAACATCTTATTCATCATTGATTGGCAAGTTTATCAATGATACTAAGCGTCAGGTAGCTGATGCTTACGATTGGGATGCTTTTAATCAAGCAGTGAATGTAACTACAGTTGTTGGTCAGGTAGGTGATTACTCTTTAACTGGTGCTGGTGTTCGTTTCAAAACGATGGATGTTATTAATACATCTCGTTATTACCAGTTGACTGCCTTGTCTCACGAAGACCACGACAGGTTTTACTACACTATTCCAACCCCTATTCAAAATCTTCCCATGTATTTCACTGTTCAAGGTGTAGATACAAATGGAGATTTAAAAGTCAAATTCTGGCCTGTACCTGATGGTATTTACACGATTCGCTTTAGTTTGATCGTTCCAGAAAACGATATGTCTAGCGATTCAGACACAACATTGTTGGCAAAAGAACCTATTATTTTGGGTGCTTATGCTCGTGCATTGGTTGAGCGTGGTGAAGATGGTGGATTGAATAGTTCTGAAGCATATGCTTTGTTTAAGGCATCTATGTCTGACTTGATTGCTTTGGAACTGGCTCGTTCTCCTGAAAACGATTCCTTTGTGGCGGTGTAATGGCAGAAGCAATTACAGTCTCAAGCGTATCAGCCCCCGGTTTCTATGGGTTGAATACGCAAGACTCTCCGCTTGATTTGCAGAGTGGATTTGCTTTGGTTGCAACTAACTGCATCATTGACCAGTATGGTCGTATTGGATGTAGAAAAGGTTGGACAAGAGTCAATTCTGCTACTGGTAATCTTGGCTCAAATGATGCCACTGTGATTCATGAGTTAGTGCAAGCAGATGGTACTTTGACTGTTTTGTTTGCTGGTAATTTGAAGTTATTCAAACTTGATGGCTCTAATGCTGTTTCTGAGTTGACGTATGGGGGTGGTGGTTCTGCACCTACTATTACGGCTAACAACTGGCAATGTGCATCTCTTAATAGCATTACATATTTCTTTCAGTCGGGGCATGAACCTCTGATATTTGGCCCTGCTGTCTCTACAACAACGTATAGGCGTGTTTCAGAGAAAACTGGCTATGTGGCTACTGTCCCATCAGCCAACAATGTTATCTCTGCTTATGGTCGTTTATGGGCTGCTACAACCACTACAAACAATGCCACTATCTATTTCAGTGACCTAATCTCTGGTCATGTATGGGCAACTGGTACTGCTGGTAGTTTGAATGTAAATAATGTTTGGCCTAATGGTGCTGATGAGATTACAGGTTTAGCGGCACACAATGGATTTTTGTTTATCTTTGGTAAACGTCAGATATTGATATATTCTGGTGCAACTTCACCATCAACCATGACACTTAGCGACACTGTTGAGGGTATTGGTTGCATTGCTAGAGATAGTATTCAAACAACAAGCACAGACGTTATTTTCTTGTCAAATAGTGGTATCAGGTCATTGATGA